GGTGAACATGCAGCCGGTGCCGAAGGCGCCCAGGCCCATGTAGATTTCATGCTGGTTCGACGCAAAGTTCGCCTGCGGCGCGTAACGGTATCGGAACAGAATGTCCGTGACGTCTTCGAACCACTCGCGCGCTTGGCGGTTGCGGTTCAGCGTCTTGTCCATGGCGACAAGGCGGTGCCAGCGCTGGTTGCGCGGCGTCAGCATCGACTCCATCGCGGCCGCGAACTTCGTGCACGCCATGCCCGCCGTGGCGTCGAACATTTCCTGCGTCTTCTTGACGCCGGGCGACGTCATGCCGACGAACGTGCGCGAGTAGTCGGGCAGCACGCGGGAAGCGATTTCTTCCCAGTGCATTTCCCAGTTGCCGCGGTTGGCCTTCAGACGCGAGTAGCGCCCGATGATGGATGTGGCCAGATCGTCGAATGCGTCCATGTGCCCGTCAGGTGTTGGTGATAACGGCGAGCTTGTCGCCCGGGCGCACGCCAAAATACTCGGTCGTGTTGGCCGCCATGCGCTTGTTCGTCGCCGTGGCCGTCGGGTTCGCGCCGATCGCGATGGAGCAGATCGAATCCGTGTGCACGCGGATCAGCGTGGTGCCGGACTGGAAGGCGTTGGACTGCGTGCTAGTCCCGCCAATCGCCACCGTCTGTTCGGTGTTGGGCGGCTCTTGCGCCACGCCCTGGACGGTGTAGCCCGCCGTGTCGCGGCCTTGGTTTGCGTATTCGCAGATGTAAAGGGTGGGCACTTATCAGCCTCCGAGAAGTGTTTGGCTCGCCGTCGTAGGCGTGGATGTGTCGCCCAGGCCGCCCGTCAGCACGGTGGACGCGCGCCCGCCGGCCGACAGCTGCAAGCGGCGCTGGCGATCAGCTTCCTGCGTCTGCGCCTGGATAGCGGGGTCAAGCGCCGGGGTGGGCGGGGGTGGCGGCGGGGCCGGGATACTGGGCTTGCTGAATAGGCCGGACATAGCGGAAATCCGAACGTGATGTGATTACCGCAATGTACCACACGAAGGCAAGGCCGCGCTACTATGGAAAGGCGTTGCGTAATAGCAAAGTTCAATCGTGTCGCGTTCGTGTTGCGGCATAATGTCGGGGTGGCGGATGCGCAGGCTGATGCGCGTGGCGGGCGGGGGCTTTCACCTTTCTGTTCACCCCGTTCGTTTTGCTAATGCCGGAGTTCAGCACCGGCCGCCACGCTGATTTCCCGGGGTGCCGAGGACCCTTCGGGCTCGGATAGCAAGTTGGCTGCGCCGGCTTCACTACCCGGCTTCGCTGGTTCGATTCCAGCCTGAGCCCGATCCTAACCAAGCACTGAATAGTCCAGCCCTTCTGCCACCCGCGACCGGCGCCCGCCGCTGCGCGACGTGCGGGTGTCCGATCGGCTGACGCGGACCGCGAACGTCAGGGCCAGGGCGTCGGCGTCGTCGGGGCTGTGGTAGCCGCGTGACTTCATCTTTTCCTTCGACTCCAGCATCAGCTTGTCGGACGTTGCGCTGGCGAAACCGTACTCGGGCGCCGACAGATCGTCGGCCAGTCGCCCGTCGTCTTCGATGCAACCTTCGCCCAGCCAGTCGCGCATGCGCCCCCATATTTCGGTGCGCTTGTTGCCGTAGCGGTCGTCGTCCGCTTTGGATCCGAACTGCACTTCCACCACGCGGTAGCCGCGGTCTTTCAGGATGTCGACCACGCCGCCGCCAACGCCGCCCCCGTCGATCGCCACGCTGTCCGGCTTCGTTTCGTCAATCAGCTCGGCGATGCGGTTCGCGCTGTACACCAGGTCCATCGACTTCCATCGAATCGCCGGCCGCGTGCGCGCGTCCCTGCCCTGTCGCCAGCGCACCACACATTCGTCATCGCCGAAGCGCGCGATGTCGCAGCCCATCACCAGCGGCGCGCCACGATCCTCGGGCGGCAGTTCGCGCGTCGCAGCCAGGCTTATTGCTTCGCGGCTGATGAACTGGCGGTCGCCCTGCTTGGGGAACTGGCCGTAGACTTCGACCCGGGCTTCGTCGCTGTCCGGTCCGTACTGCGCGATGATCGCGGCGTACACCGCGGCGTCGTTTTCCTCGACAGTGCGCGCGTCGATGTTCTCCGTCACCCACACGTCGCGCTGGCGGTGGAAGCATTCGAAGAACGTGCCCGAGTTGCGGCGCGGGTTCGAGAACGCCAGCCAGTATCGGTCGATCGTCTTTTCGGTGAAGAAGCCTTCCGACACCTTCCAGATCGCCGGCGGGATGCCTGACGCCTCATCGAAGATCAGGCACACGCCCTTGTGGTTGTGGATACCGGCGAACGCGTCGGGTGTTTCCTCGCTCCATAGCTGGGCCTGGGCGTAAAAATATCCGGTGTCGATCTTCAGCTGCTTCTTCAGCAGGTCCTCGAACCAGGGCGCCGGCTTTAGCGCCATGGCCTGTTTTTCGAACCAGTGCGAGTTGATGGCCAGCGTGTGCCAGAAGCCAACTTCCGCCCACGTCCTAGACTTCAGCTGCTGCTCGTTGTTCGCCGTCACGATCGTGGTGGCGCCCAGCCTAGTCGTAAGCATCCACAGGACCAGCCACGACACCAGCGCCGATTTGCCAATGCCGCGGCCTGACGCCACCGCGCCCTTCAGCATGGTGTGGGATTCGCGTTTCGCCTGCGCCAGCTCGCCAGCCTTGATGTGCGCGGCGATGCGCTTTAGCCACCGCGTCTGCCAGGCGCGCGGGCCGTGCTTGCCTTCCAGCGGCGTGCCGGGTTTATTCCACGGGAACGCCGCCATGACGAAGGCGTACGGGTTGTCCGCGATGTCGGGCGACCACAGGAACGTCATCAGCGCCTGTTCGTCCTTGGCACTGTAAATCGGCTTTGGTTGGCTCATGGCTCGAAGCGATTTCCTTTTCGCTGGTTGTCTCGGCCCGGCAGGATCTGCAAATTGGCGGGCACGTGCAGGCCGCACACATTCTTGCCGGCCAGCGGCACGATGTGGTCGACGTGGTACGGGATACCGAACAGGTCCGTGTGCGCAGCGGCCATCTCGTACACGACGCGGATCGCGTCATGGTCGGCCCAGGGCGGCGTCGCCTGCGCGAGTTTGGCGCGGCGCCGCGCAGTGGTGGCGTTCACCTTGCCCGGGTTGCGCTTCACCCATTCGGCGTTGCGCTCGTTGTGGCGATCTCGGTTGGCCGCCCGCCAGGCTTTTACCCGTGCGCGATTGCGTTCAGCGTTCTGCCGTGCCCACTCTCGGGCGCGCTCCCGATTCCGCTCTGGGTTCGCTTCGGCCCACCGGCGTGCACGCTCTCGGGCCTTTTCGCTTTTGTTGCTTTCGGTCAACATTTCTGAAAAATTTCCGAAAAAATAATAGACGGCTGCACGACATACCGTGAGAGGCAGCGGCCGCGCGGCGCCGGCCCGCCCCCTGCCCGGGCACCCCCTCGGCTCATGGGGCCCCCCGCGGCTTGCGGCCACGCTTCGGCTTCTTGGCAGGTGCAGCGGCCGCCTGGATCGCCCGAGCTGTCAGGCTGGAGCGCGCCGGCGCAGGGGCTGGAAGCTGGGCGTTTGATTGTTCATCAGCAGGTCCAGTGGGTGAAACGTCCACATAATCAACGACTTGCGCTTCGGCCTGTTCTGGCTGGTCGCATACTGGTCGCAAAGCACGGGCGCGAGCGTCGGCCAGCGCACTGCCGATGTCGATTACCTGGCTGATGCTCAGGTCCATACGATCGGCGTAGCGCTTCGAGCGGCGCGCCAGGATCCACTTCACATTGTCCGAGTACAGGCGAGCGCGCTGGACGTCTTCGTAATCGTCCGGCGCCGACACCAGACGATCGGCGAGCGCGTCGAAGCCCTGGTCTTCCGCGCGTGCGAGGCGAGAGGCGAATTCGGGGTACTTGTCGCGCCATTCGTAGAAAGTGCACGGCGCAAACCCGAGCTGTTTAGCAGCATCAGTAATGAACATGCCCTGTGCGACCAGCTCGCACGCCTGGTGCGCTATCTCTGCGCTGTACAGGGAAGGCCGGCCCACGGGATTTTTCGCGTCGTCAGTCATAGGCGCATAGTAGCGCGCTGGTGTGATTTTCTCAACGATAGAGCTTGACTATCGACATTTTCGGGGCGATAGAAACAAACATGTTGCGGAAATCGAAACATACGGGCATGATTCACACATCGGCGCAACACATGCCGCAACAGCAACCCACCTGGAGAACAACATGTATCAGTCCATCGTCACGAAATACCTGGGCCCGACGAACACCTTGGGCAGCCGCATTCGCGCCACGGCAACGGCCGGCGCCAAAAAGACCGTGAATTTCAATTACGAGCTGGGCCCCACCGACAACCATCGGGCGGCCGCACAAGCCCTTGCTGCGGAACTCGGGTGGAAAGGGCGCTGGGAAGGCGGCAGCACGTCGGACGGTTACGTGTTCGTGTGTATCGGTGGCGACGGATTTACGATCGCCTGACACGTTGTGAAAATCACACCACATTGGAGAATGACATGTACAGCTATCGAATCGAACGGGGCACCGCAGTGCTAAATCGCGGCGACGACGCACCGCTGAAGAAAATCGGCACGTTCAAAACTGACGCGGAAGCCAAGGCGGCGTGCCAGGCGCACTACGCGAAGGCGTGCAAGGCGCTCGCAAACCTGGGCAAGCCCGTGCCAGCCATCAGTTTTTTCTGAACACCAGCTGATGAGGCCCGATGGTTACGGGCCGAAACGGCGCCGCCTGGCGTCGTCCTGGATAACCAGCTAACGGAGAAACGAACGTGAATACCGAAATCCTGCGCAACATGGCCCTGGCCTTTTTTGCATCTGCATACGCCGACCAAGCGGACGAAGCCGGCGAGCCGATGCGCGGCGAAATCA